TCGACCGCGGGACCGGGGAATTGAGCAGCTACCGTAGTCAGCGCCGCGTCAAACGCGGCGGCGCGACCCCGTAGCCCCTGCCAATACCCGGCCATCTGTTCACGGGCGGTCGCGTAATTCGCCGTCTCCAGGCCCATTCTGGCGGGCGGTACGTCGAGAAGCGCCATCACCTGCTGGCGAATGAACGACCGCTGCGCGGCACCCTGCATCTCGTCTGGCCGCCATCCCAGCACGTCTACTTGCCCATGGCCGGACATCACAGCGACACCGCCGGCCCGATCGGACAGCATCCTGTCCAGGGCCGCGGTCATGTCTCGCACCTGCGGCGGCGACCAGGTCACCTTGTCGGACGCTGGGCGATAGATCGCGTCAGGTCGGCCCTTGCTGGCGGCCCGCGCGCCCGCCTTCGCGAATTCGATGTCGGCCGTCAGGTCTGCGTCCAGCGGTTGAACCGCCCCGATCCCGTAGAGGCTTTCAGGCCCCGATTCCCACGAGGGCCCGCGGATATGCACCACCGCCGAAGACGCGTACATGACCTCTTCGCCGAGCCCGCGGTACACGAAACCGCCGGGTACTCCTGGCTTGGACGGTACGATCTTGACCCGGCCGGGGTGCATTCGCGAGAGGCCGAGCGGTGCCCCGCGCGACCCGGTGAGGATCAGCAGGAAAACGTTCCCAGTGAGCACCCGATCGGTGTAGACCTGCTGCCGCCACGTCTCCGAGCTCATCTCGCCTTGTGGGTGGGCCAGCAGGTCGAGGATCGGGTGCACCGCCAACACGTCTCGCCGGTCGCCAACACGGGACACCCGGATCGGCAGGCCAGAGAGATCCTGCGCAATTGCGAGGACACAGGCGGCCAGCCAGGCATTCGCGGGGGCGGCTGAAAGCGCGTGCTCAAGGTCGTAGGTCGGCTCGACTGCGTAGCCGCGGGCATAGTCGGATCCTGCGGAAAACTCCTCCGGGCGCTCGACGGCCTGCGCGAGCCGGAGCGCTCGAAGGGTCCACGAGGTGGCTCTACCAAGCCAGTTTTCGCGGACCGCGAGAGATGTCGGCTGCACCATTACGGATCACCTCTTCACCAGATTAGCACAGGTGCCCGATATTGTCCCGCGTCATTCTGATGCGTCCTCGACCCGTCCGTATCCGGCGCGGCGCAGCCCATGGCAGACGTACCGGAGCACATCGTGCGCGTGGTCGTCGCCCTTCGTCTCGAATTCGGCCCGGCGGTTTTCGTCCCACACGAGGTTTTCGATCTCCCGAATCGTCTCCACACAACAGTCGTGAATGACGATCCCTGGCTTCCCTTCCGCGTCCAACGCGAACCGATCCCACAGGGAATCGAAGGTGCCGCGCCTGTCCTTGTTCGCCGGGGTGGTCGCAATCCCGTACTCTGAATTCAGGGTCAGGCGACTATCGAGACCTTCCGGATCGGCCCACCGGATCACGATCTCAGGTTCTCGTCGACCAGTGCCGCCGCACGTATCGCACTTGATACGATGATCGTTGGCGGCGAACATCCACTCCCACCACCGCTCAGATCCGACCTCGGCCGACGGCCGGCAGTCAGGGCAGGTCTCCTCTCGCCAGATCGCATCTGCGTGCTGGCGTGTCGTCCACTCCGCCTGGTAGTGCTCGCGGTAGACGTGGAGCACGTCCGCTCGCTGATCGAGCGCAAACCACAGGTGGGCGAAGGGAACGCGCGTACCGAAATCGATCCCGCCGAATCGGGGCCAGTCGGACGGCGGATTGAACGACGGCACCACGTAGATGGACCGATCCCAATTCTCGTGTACCCGGCCTTCGAGCGTCGTGATCTCACCCCGCAGGCGGGCGCGTTGCACGCTCGCGGGCTGCCTCGCCAGTCGGCGGCGCAGCTCGGTAGCGTCGATGTGCGGGTTGTCCTCGCCGTGAATCTGCGCGAGCACGACGCCGGGGGGCGGCGTTTCGCCCTTCTGGTACCAGCCCAGCCGGCTGACGAGATACGGCGTCCAGCCTGACAGCGGCGTCATGGTATTGTAGACCGGGCCTCGCGAATCAACCAACCGCATCTCGGTCGAGTCGACCGCGAACCGGATCTGCGGCTCCTCGTCGAACAGCGCCGCAACGATTGCTGCACCTTCAAATGGGTTCTTCCCGGCGCTCGAACCGCGGGCCTGCTCGATCGCCTTCCCGATCACGACACCGCCACCAGGAAGGACCGCCTCTGACTCACCGTTCGCCCCCCACGCCCGATAGGCTGTCTCGCCGGGAAGGTACTTAACCAGCTTTGGGCCGAGATATTCACGAAACGCGGCGAAGGTCTGGCCCACCGCCCATGTGCGGCCTGGCTCCGGCTGGATTCGCGCCGTGTCGAGCCCGTTGACCCTGGCCCACCGGATGACCGCGGGGTGCTCCGAGCCAAGAGAGAAGGCAACGATAAGCATCGCCCCGACCTCGGTTTTACCGACCCGATTCCCGCCGAGGAGGTACCCGGACCGGATGACCGGATCAAGAAGCGCGCGCAGGGCCACCCGCTGGCTTGTCCGGGTCGTGATCGCCCCACAGGACGGGCACTGATGCCGTGCGCCGTCCAGGTAATCGAGCACTACGCCCCGGTACCATCTCGCGCCGTGAACAGCCCGAGGGCATCGCGGGCACTCAGGCTGCCACGTCGCAGCGAAGGCGAGCGGCCACCGTCGCCGCAGCAGATCCAACTCGGCCGCCGCCGCACGACTCCTGGTCAGAATCGCGCGGTCAGAGGTGGTCAGGTGGAGCAGCGCGGCGGCTGGCTGCACTTCCTCAGACCACCGGAAAAGGCCGGGATGGACTCGCTGCGGCGTCGGGCACGGGGGCGCACGAGGCCAGCGAGAGGAGGATGATCAGGCAGGTCATTTCACCTCCGTTGCGGCCTATTTCCGGCCGTCTTCAATCACGTCGAGAATCGCGGCACCATGCCGGACCTCTTCCGCGAGCTGGTCGATATTGTCGAACGTTGCGGCGGCGATTGTGCCGCTGAGATCGATCTTCTCGGTCTTCGGCATTCCGCCGCGATCAAGCACCTCGCGGGCGGCGGCTATCACGTCCGGATTCTTCGCCAGCGGGTCGCGCAGGATGTCTCCCAGGCGGCGGATGGCGAGCGGCACGAGGTCGGCCACGGTCTCTTGAGCGACCATGATGCGCTCAGCTCGGGCGGCTTGGAGAGCTTCCGCGAAGTCGGGATAATGGCTCACCCGGTGGGCGTTGCTCTTGCTGTACCCCGCCAGCGCACAGGCTTCCTGGACCGTCGCACCAGCAAGCCGGGCCTCGAAGAAAAGCTGCTTCTTTCCGCTGAACACGACGGGCGGTTTCGCCACGTCGGACATCATGGAGGCGCGGCGGATGGCCTCTTTTGCCGCCTCGGGGGTCAGGGGTTTACGGGGCATCGGTCACCAGTGGAGCGCGCGTTTCAACGATCCGCTTCTCATCGATGTTTTCGACGAGGGGCTTTCCTTCCGGTTCGGGTATGCAATTCGTCGGACGAAAAGCCGCCTTCTTACTATGTTTTCGCGGTGGCCCACAATCGTCCGACAGATGGCGACGTCCAATCACACTGCCGGTCCTCCAGAGCGGGCCATAAGCCATCCTCGGGGCCCGTGTTTTTTCGGCCTGTATGCCAATAACGTAGTAGTAACGCCAGGAGTTACGTGTTACGATTCTATCGAAACCACGGAGGATCCGATGTCGAAGGCTGTCTCTGGAACCCGGGAGTGGGCGAGCCACTCCGCCAACGTGATCAACGGCTGCACCCACGGGTGCACCTACTGCTACGCCCGGTCCATGGCTGCCCGCTTTGCGCGTCAGGGGCCTGGCGGGTGGACTGACGAGGTGCCTGGGGGTAACGCGCTCGGGCGCTCCCCCAAGAAGGTGTCGGGGACGGTGATGTTCCCGACGACGCACGACACCACGCCCGGCAACATGGGCGTCACCCTCCCGGCTCTCCGGGGACTGCTTGAGGCGGGTAACTCCATCCTCTTCGTGAGCAAGCCTCACGTCGAGGTCATCACCACGATCGTTCGGGACTTCACCGAGTACCGCAGCCATCTCCTCTTCCGGTTCTCCATCGGCTCGGACAACGACGAGACCCTGTTGTTCTTCGAGCCGGGGGCGCCCACCTTCCCGGAGCGGTTCGCCTGCCTCCAGCTCGCCCACCGGGCGGGGTGGGCTACCTCGGTTTCCATGGAGCCGCTCCTGGAGACCGACGAGAACCGGGTCGTGGCGCTGGTCGAGCGGCTCTCGCCGTTCGTTACCGATTCGATCTGGATCGGCAAGCTGAACCGCGCATCCACCGTGATGCGCAACAACGGCACGTGGAACGACAAGTCGGCACGCGCCGTTCGCGCGGTCGAGGCGAGCCAGAACAACGATCGGATCCGGTCGCTGTACG